TAGCTGTCCCACAACCACCACATATGGCGCACCAATGTCAGTGGCCCACTCTAGATCAGTTACTGCAAAATTGTCCAGTCTTGTAGGCAGTCTCACATTGCCAAACTGGTCAACCATGTTGCCTTCCATGTCCATGGTGCCCACATAGCTGATGTTGTTGTTGGGTGTTTGAGCGGCCCAGAGTATGGTATCCTGTGTGCCCAGATCAACATTGGCCTCTATGTATCTCAGGCTGGCATTGTAACTGCCACAGCTGAGTCCATCGTTGTCAGTCCAGGTTCGGCGCCATAGCAATTCTCCTAGAGGACTGTATTTCAGGAACAGGTTATTGTTGCTGTCAAAGTTGTTGCCAATGGTACTGCCCAGCACATACACATTGCCACCTGCATCGTACACCACGCTACCATTGATGGCCACATTGGCACTGACAGTGGCACCTGTGTCACCAAACAGGTTGTACCAGTATGCGCTTTCACTGGGGTGATAAACAGTTAAGTCAACGGATTCGGCTTGATCACTGATGGTGCTACCTTGTGGCAGTGAGAGATTGCCATCTGTGCCAAATCGCCAAGTATAACTGTCGCCTGATCGACCAAATGAAACTGTGTCACCCCCACTGAATCCAGCGGTAATATCTTGAGCAACATGTATTTTCCACTGATTTCCAGGTTCTTCAATGACATCTGTGATTGTGGCAGTTATGGGTGTTCCCCATGAGGTAGTCACTGTATCACCTACGCTGACAAGGGAGCCCAAGTTGGGATAATCCTCGTGGTCAATAAACAACCGCCAAACACCGCCAGGCGGCACAAGTTCATCTACTGTAAAAACTTCAATATTCTGTGGTCCAAGGCCTCTGTTGTCTGTGCCAATCTCCACACCAAATGTAGCAGTTGGGTCAAGTTCATATCCAGGTAATTTAACATAGTTGTTGTCGTCACCTAGGAACAGGTCATTAGCGGGTGGATTACTGTTACTGCCGTCAAACCCAATGTGAAAGTGTCCTGCTACTCCCGGACCTTCCATGTTGGTACCAATGGCCAAATTGCCTCTAGTGGTGGCCAGTATCAGTCCATCACTGTTTGTGATAGTGTCTGCGTCAAATGTAAAGTTTCCAGTGTTGGCATTGCCTCCACCACCTAGCACACTCTGTCCACTGCTGTTTAGGATGTCACCACCCGCTGGTAATGTTAGGTTGCCGGTCACATCAAACAACCATTCAACGTGTCCGTCATGTGCGGCATTCTTTAGTTGTAGATGTGCTCTGTGATTGGCAGTGGTGTAATCACTACCGTCTTTGTCAAAGTAGAAGTAACTGGTGTTGTTGTCGTTGATCTCACCGTAGCTGATACCAATCCAGTCAGCATCAGATCCGGTGCGGAACTCTAGGCCTGTGTAAGGAGCTTCTAGTGCTCCTATCTGTCCATTGTTGTTGGGCAAGTTCAAGATGCCATTGTTATCAAAGGTCCAGGTTTTTGCAGGATTGCTATTGTCCTGGTATGCGGATATCTGGATGGTGCTACCCGATCCTTCTCGATTCTGTAGGATCTGCGAAGCTATGTTTCCACTGTTGTAGAGCATGGTGGAGCCTAGCGCCACACCGCCAGATGGTGCTATGAATCCTGCTGTGCCTGTTTCGTAGCCTGAATCCAGGATCAGGCTTCCGTATGGCATTGCAAGATTACCAGTATTGTCAAACTTCCAACTCCACTCACCTGTTGCGATTGCTGTAACCGAGGTATTGGCAAATAATCCATTAACGGTCATGTTGGTGTTAAGAGATCCTACTGCAACACTCCAGTCCGTTGATTCTTGTGTTTGACCGGCTTGTGTGAATCCAATGGTAATCTGTCCTTGAGCGTCCAGACCAACTGTGTACATGCTGTCAATGTTGGGAGTCTGACTGACCATGCCAGCAAAGTTGACATCGCCATATTGCACATAATTAAAGCCTTCTACACCTGCATAGACCAAGCCAGAGTCGATTTGATCGCCTTTGTTAAAGATGCTACGGAATTCGCCGTAGCCTGATCCCATGTAAACTTCACCGGTTGCGATGTCTCCTTCACCAACAGTTGTGATGTCAGTGCCCAGTGTTGGAATAGCAGGATCGCCTGGATTTTTGTTAAAAGAGAAATTGTAATCTGGCGAAGTGATTGCTCCGCCTGCTGGTAGGGTTAATATGCCAGTGTTGCCAAAGGTCCACGTGCCTGCATCGGTGCTGATCTGTACAGCACTATTGGCGTCGGTTGCCTCAATAGACAATGGTGCGGCATTTGCGGCATTTGCGGATCTAGGTATAGTGATAGAACTGTAGCCTTCACCGCCAGGTATTAGGACTATGTCGTAGCCGCCTTTGCCGCCTGCGTCATCGGTGGTGCTTATAAAGGCTCGATCTTGATCGGTGTCAAATATAAACTTGCCAAGGTCTGCACCACCACCTGAATTGTTATCATTTGCCCAGGCCAGTGTTGAGCCACTTGCAGGCCACTTGAGTACCTGACCTGTTGTGCCCACAGTGTTGGGCATTGCAAATGCAGGTAAAACCAAGTTTCCACCCGAATCAACCTGTACTGTGTGTCCGTTATTCTGTAGGCTGTTTGTGCCTGCGGCACCGCCTGCTGTGCGTCCAACCCATTTTACCCCGTCCCAGAGATAGGTAGTGCCGTTGGCACTGTATTCTGTCACCCCAGCTACAAGGTTAGTTGTTGGAAAGTTTAATGCAGCCATTTTTGTTTGTCCTTATTCTTGTATTTACCGTTTTTGTTAATCGTAATAGTTCTGGAACATATAGCTCTGTCCATTGGGAGTGGTGTTCACTGTGGTGCCCACGCATTGTCCTTGTACCAGCCAGGTTCCCACTGTGTCAAACGCTATTGCTTTGAAACGAATATAGCTGCCAGTGCGGGCATGATGCTGTCCCAGGAACAGATAGTTTGCATCTGCCACACCCGCGGTGGCTGTGTGTAATCTTCCTTGGGTGCTGTTGTCCACTCCCACAAACAACGAACCCACAAACTGATCAGTTGTGCCTCTGCTGCCAGTGTAGAATGCCTGTATGTAGATCTGCCCTGAATCCCCAGAGAAATAAAACTCAAATTCTGTGCCTAACAAGTTGGCTGTGATCTGTGGCAGTCTAAAGAGACTGTTGCCACCTGCTATTGTGATCAACTCACCTGCTTGAGCCGGGGTCAATTGTTGGAAAGCACCAGAAGCGTAGGTAGCGCCTATGCTGTCAATGGTTGATATAGCAGGACTTGCATCCACCCAGGCGTTGTTGTAGCGCAGATACAAGCGTCCTTCTTCGGTGTCCCACCAAAGGCTACCTGTGCGGTTAACAATGGGTGGATTTGTGTCCACTGTGACATTTGCTCCTGTGCCAGTTAATACTATACTGCCCACGTTGGCATCTAGTCTTGCTATTTTAGTGTTAGCATAGGTTCGATATGCGTTAAAGTTTGTGGTTATTGTTGCGGCATTGGCATTGGCATAAGTTTTGTATGCGTTGAAGTTTGTGGTTATTGTTGCGGCGTTGGAATTTAGAGTTGCAACATTGGAAGTTAGTGTTCCAATACTAACTCCAACGTTAGTAGCAAATCCTTCAAGGTCTCCTAGAAGACTATCAAAATCAGTTTTCAGTTGTGCAACATTGGCAGTGAGTTCAACAACAGAAAGATCAGTAACACTAGGACTTGCATCTACCCAGGCATTGGAATAGCGTATGTAGGTGCGTCCACCTTCACTGTCGTACCACAGTGTGCCTGTTGTTGATACAGTAGGAGGCGTATTGCCAACTGTGATGCTGGTGTTGGCTACTAGATTTGCTATGGCCAATACCTGCTGATTGGTTGCAAGCACCGTGCCACCTGTTGTGGTGCCATTGTACACCCGCAGAGTATTAAGATCTGTGTCTAGTACAATTTCGCCTCGCACACCATCGTATGCACTGGCCACAGCAGTGTTGCCACGACCTACCAGTATTTTTTTAATTTGTATGTTTGCCGCGGTCATATTTTATATTTCTCCAGCATCAATAATGCCATCTTCAAGAGTTGCACCCACTGGCATGTTGTTGTAATAGCCTGCCAACACTTGCACAGGCAGTCTTGCACTGTAATTGTCGTCAATGTACAGTGGAGTTTCTTTGTTGGTGGTCAGGTCAATCAATTTGACTGTGAACTCATAGTGGCGTTGATCCAGCGAATTCACAACGTCTTTGGGGATGGTAAACACGCCCAGTCCCCGATTTTGGGTTATGAAATTCACAGTAAATGCTTCCACTGTGATGGCATTTTCTGGATCCTGTATGTCTACTTGCACATCGTAGCCAGTTAGATCAACACCTTTTTGATCCTGATTTTTAGTCACAATGTGAATAGGGTTATCAATACCCTGGTATATTTTTATTGTTCTGCTGTACACGATCCTGTTCCTCGTAGAGAAGATGGCTGGATCTATGACCTGAATTTCTAGGATATTTTTGTAAGAAAACGTTTCAATTGTTTGCATAGGATACTGTCGCCATCTGTATCCTATATTTATGGGCAAACAATAATACTTGGCTTAGGCAGTGTACCGGTAGTTGACCATGATTCCCCAGCTTTCTTGCTGGCGAATATCGCTGGTGTCTGCATCAAAGTTCACTGCATGCAGGCTAGCACCGTTGCCTAAATGGAACTTGGCCACAGGATCTTTGCGTGATGCAATGAACTCTCGCACTTGTTCTTCTGTAGGAGGTGCATCAAAATGCTTGCGCAGACTAGGTACAGGGCTCAATGTGTAGAAGTTTTGCACACCTTGTGCGCTGAAATGTCCCACAGCTTCTTTCAATGCTCTAGCACCCACACCCAACAAGGCATCAGGTAGTCGAAAGATTGTGTAAAACATGGCAGTGAGACCTTCATCTTTGCTGTCCACAAAGATACCTTTCATGCTTTGCACTAGATCGTCACCCACACGTGTGCAAATCATGCATTGATTTTTATCTTCTTCTTCATACATCAGCACAGTGCGTGTGCCCACAGTACGTGTTTCCTTATCAATAGTTGGATGCACAGGGTCATGTGCAATTAGCTCTAACCAAGAGCGATCAAATTTTTCAGAGTTGGATGGAATAATCATGGCATTTCCTTGAGGCATTATATGCGTATTTATTACGGCCATAAAAAAAGGACCGAAGTCCTGGCTATAGTGGTCTCTCTGAGCTGAGTTGAACAGCTATCTAAACTTTAGGAGAGTCTTGTTCTATCCTATTGAACTACAGAGAGTATGTTGGCGGAAGACGGAGGAGTCGAACCCCATCCCTGTTAAGAGAACCTGGTTTTCAAGGCCAGTCGCAGGACCAACCCCGCTGCATCATCTTCCATTGATTGGCGTACCCCCAGAGACTCGAACTCCGACGAACAGTTTTGGAGACTGCTATGCTGCCATTACATTAGGGATACATTATTGGTTGCGGGACTTGGATTTGAACCAAGGATGGCAAAGGCTTATGAGACCTCGCTGGTGACCGGACCCTTCCCGCGATAGATTCTATACTGAAACACACTCACCCGAATGGACATATCCTGAGTTCCGCCTGCTGTCGGAAGTGTGTTTTAGTATAGTGGAGGACTGAGAATACATCTCTCCCATAAGCACCTCAAGCATTATTACTAGCCTTGCGAGCCAGCTTTCTCTTGACTTCCACTAGGGTCCTTGCGGATCTCCCAGTCTGCTTACAGCATCGCCGTTTTTAACGTCAGGCAGTAGACGTGTCATCATATGCTATTCTGCGGATTCCATTCCGTTAGCCTTGCGAGCTATTCAGGTGCGCTAACACCTTACGAACCCCCCTCCACAAACTAATGTCACCTTGCGAGCTTCATTAGACTTGATTCACTTGCGTGTCAAGTATTAGATACTTTTCACATATGACCGAGGCAGTCTTTGCGTTTTTGTAATGATAGTCAGGATTTGAACCCGACTGCATCCAGCTTAAAAGGCTAGCGTTCAACCATTGAACTTTATCAACCTACCGTGATGAGCTACCTCTGTTGCTACATAATCTTTTGGACTACATAATACAACTCACCACATACCTTTCCTCTTGCGGAGTAATCAGTGATGCTTCACGACCAGTGTCCTGCATTGCTACAGTCCACCACCCATTAACATTGCACACGAGCCCTTGGGTGCAAACCCTCGAACCAATGCACTACCCTTTCTCATACCAGCTGACTGATTGGTTTTGTTGGGAAGTCAGCACCACCTGTTACTTTTCATGCACCCTGGTTCCCTTGCAGGCCAGTCGACGCACATTCTTTCCCCAACATCAGCTTTGCTGTTACAACCACCGGTCTTATCAGTGATCGCTACCTCGCGATAGTGAGCAGGCTTGTTTACATGAACCATTGCTGGCGCAGGAGTGTAGGACTCATCTGCTTTGGGTGGGTCACCCCACTTATTCTTCGTACACTAGCAAGCTAGCATACAGGACAATAAACTGCCCCGAAATCTTTATGCAATTGAACACTGTATGCACATTTGTATAAAGACTTGTTAACCTAAGCATCTATTATAAGACACTTTTTATTTGTTGTCAATATATTTTGAGCAAAGTCCTAAAAATACATTTGGTAGGGCCACCCGGACTCGAACCGGGAACTGGCAGATTAAAAGTCTGCTGTGATAACCATTTCACCATAACCCCGTATATGGTCCCTGCGGCCGGAATCGAACCGGCAACCTTCTGATTAAGAGTCAGTTGCGCTACCTATTGCGCCACACAGGGTTGTTCGTAATTTTTTGATTTTACGTGCCAACCCTAGACCAATACGGGATCTAGAGCGACACTAGAGTTTACCTCGTTTCATGTCATTCTCCTTTGAATTAAAAACTTACTGGTGCTCAAGTACAGAATCGAACTGTTGACTGCTCCTTACCATGGAGCCGTTATACCACTTAACTACAAGAGCTTGGTGGAAGTGGTGAGACTCGAACTCACGATAGACACCGTATGAAGGTGGCGCATTAGCCGCTATGCTACACTTCCAGACTGGAGCAACGGACAGGATTTGAACCTGTGGTTTTCGGGATTTGCAATCCCGTGCATTGGGCCACTCTGCCACCGTTGCATTTGTTGGAGCGGGCGATCGGGTTCGAACCGACGACATTTACCTTGGCAAGGTAATGCTCTACCAACTGAGCTACGCCCGCATAAATTAGTGCCTAGCTACTCACACCACATGAGCCCTAGACTGAGCAGTTTACTCTGTCTCACGTTACTGTCGTTTGGTCCAGCTATCGTCAACCCGAGATATTTTCCGTACTCCTGAGATGAAGTCGTGTGGTAAGATCTCGCGCACCAAGTCCGTCGTTATGGCAAGGGACCACTCGCCCACTTTAATAACCGTAAAGTGTAACGGAGTTTTTGGCTCCACAGGGTGGGCTCGAACCACCGACCAAATGATTAACAGTCATCTACTCTACCGACTGAGCTACTGCGGAATAAACTTGGCGGAACGAAAGAGACTCGAACTCTTAAACCGGGATTAACCGATCGACGGTTTAGCAAACCGCTCCAATACCATTATGGGACCGTTCCTTGTATTACTATTATATAGCAACTGTGCATGCATGTCAACTATATTCTGGTGTTTCCTAGTGGGCTTGAACCACTGACCTTTAGGATGTCGACCTAGTGCTCTACCAGCTGAGCTAAGGAAACCTGGTACCCTGTCTCTGATTCGAACAGAGAGAACTCTTCCTTTTGAGAGAAGCGACTTTACCTAATTTGTCCAACAGGGCATTGTGTGGTACCAAGAGTTGGACTCGAACCAACCACACCTAGTGCTTCAAACTAGTGCTCTACCTGATGAGCTATCTTGGCATTATCTTAGGGACGCCGGCTCAGCTTGGTCGTTTAAGACACGCAGGACATCTGCGTGGCTCCCTATAAAATTGGGTTGAGGTACGAGGATCGAACTCGTGATAGCGGAATCACAACCCGCGGTTTTGCCACTAAACTAACCTCAACATTGTCTGGCCGGTCCTGCAGGAATCGAACCCACACCGCTTGGTTCGAAGCCAAGCATTCTATCCATTGAACTAAGGACCGAATATGTTGGCACGGGAACTAGGGATCGAACCTAGGACGACAGAGTCAAAGTCTGTTGTGTTACCTCTACACCATTCCCGAACAGATCTGGTGCGACCAGAGAGATTCGAACTCCCCACCCCAACGTTCGTAGCGTTGTACTCTATCCAAATGAGCTATGGTCGCATAATTAGTGCTAGATTGTTTACTGCACAACCTAGCAAAGCAGGGGTCTGTAAACTGCATATAACTTATCACATTGTACTCCATATGCAAGGGAGAGTGCTTGGTATCCTGCACGGGTATCGATCCCGTTCCTACACCTTGAAAGGGTATTGATCTAGCCAGTAATCTAGCAGGATGTATTGAATTTGAGAGCCTACGCCGCATTTATCGTAGATTTATTCAGGACTTACCGGCCGCCTAGCCTGACCTCGAGCACGATGGATATCACTTGGGATCCGTCCAGCGTAGTCTCCTTTACAGACCTCCGCAGTTGCCCGCGGGTGGGAGTTGAACCCATTTGCCTTTTACTGTTTTGGTCCTTCGAAGAAACCTCATTAGCGTGACTGTACTTGCTGACACTCTCAAAACTTGGTGGAGGACCAGGGTATTGAACCCTTGTAGTCAGTATGCTTGCAAGGCAAACCCGCCGCCCTCGGCTCCCCCCATTGTACTATCTACAGGACACCCCTATGGGCTTGGTTGTTTAAGAGTACGCCTACCCAGCGACTCTCCTCTAAAACTTGGCGCCTCGTAGGGGACTCGAACCCCTGACATCCGACTAGACAGGCCGGCACTCTACCAACTGAGTTAACGAAGCAGAAAGATGGAGCGGGGTAGGAGAATCGAACTCCTCGCTTTAGCTTGGAAGGCTAAGGTATTACCACTATACGAACCCCGCATAGATTTTGGTGGAGGATACAGGGATCGAACCTGCGACCTATTGCTTGCAAAGCAACCGCTCTCCCAACTGAGCTAATCCCCCAATGACATGGTCGGAGTACAAGGATTCGAACCTTGGACCCCCTGGTCCCAAACCAGGTGCGCTACCAGACTGCGCCACACTCCGATGATTGGTGCCCCCTGTCCGACTCGAACAGACCACCTTCTGATTACAAAACAGATGCTCTACCTGATGAGCTAAGAGGGCAAAAACTTGGTGCGAGATGAGAGTGTCGAACTCCCGACCCTCTGAATGTAAATCAGATGCTCTACCGCTGAGCTAATCTCGCAAATTAATTTTGTATTTTATTTAACATGGTTGCCATGGACAGTTTCGAAATGTCGACCTATCGGTTATCAACCGATTGCTCTTCCTCTGAGCTACACGGCAAAAATGTGGTACTGGGCACGGGAATCGAACCCGTCTTACAAACGTGAAAGGCTTGTGTCCTAACCGATAGACGAGCCCAGCATACAAATGGTGGAGACGGTAGGAATCGAACCTACGGTGTTTCTGATGTCACTGATTTACAGTCAGCTGCCTTCGCCGCTCGGCACACATCTCCATATAGGAACACACTACCAGTCCCGAGGATTCGAACCTCTTTCTCTTATAGTTTACCACGACTTTTGCAGTCAGGCAAGCAATGTGTTTTTATATGGTGCCCCAGAGGAGACTCGAACTCCTAAAATTTGGCTTCTAAGACCAACACGTATACCAATTCCGTCACCGGGGCAATTTGTCACAACAGATTGTTAAGGAACCATGTTCGTCTGCATGACTATGCAGTTGTTATTAGCAACACGATGTTTGCTACAGTTCCACAAGTATAACATCTTTTTCATTGTTGTCTACTAGTTTGTAAAAATATTTTTCTTCTGTTGTTTTTATGCACTCTAGTTGTTGCGTCCACAACCTGCCGCCTGCCGAGTCATGGTCGGGTGGGCTTGGCCTTCTAGAGTGTATAGTAAAGTGTTCTACACGGATACGTACCCGCCTTTCGCCTCGCGGCTAGAGAACACTTTACTATAACTGGATTTTACACATCTGCGTTGTCGCCACAGACTTATCATCCCCAGTCCCGCCCTCATTATAGCCGATGTTTTGAGTGCCGGCAGGGTCGCGTTCCCTATACACACTTTTCATGATCCTAAAAACAAAAAACCCCAGGGTGTTAAGCCTAGGGTCCTTGGAGTTTGCAGTTGTTAATTTGTGTTAACTGTGCATGGTCTCCTGGACCCTTGATTCCTGTGGTGTGCGATCATTACTAATCTCAGTCGCAGACCAGCTGGCCATTGGCAATGAATAGCCTAGGTTATGCTGTTTGCTAAAGAGTGAGAATGATTTACACATTTTGTTTACTTTTCCTTTTTTACAGGCTGCTTTTGCAACCTATGTCGTATTGTATATTTATTTAGTCCTGCTGTCAACCAGCTTTGGAATATTTAGTTTTTTGTTGTAAAAATACAACAAATTGAATTTGGTGCCCTTGGCAGGAGTCGAACCTGCACACTGTGGCTTATCTAGCCACTGCTTTGGCGAGGTATAAGCTCGCTTCTTTACCATTAAGCTACAAGGGCATGATTGGTGCGACTGGCCGGACTCGAACCGGCATGCCGTGAAGCGGGAGATTTTAAGTCTCCTGAGTATACCATTTCTCCACAGTCGCATTAGAGCACGTTGATCAGATCAACGTATTCGTAATCGTATGCTGTGGAGAGCCTTGTAGTTCATGTGTGTATAATAGCTTGAATGTTTATTTATGTCAAGCAAAAATTTATGGCTTGACAACCAAAAATCCAGCGATAGCAGGGATCACTCGATTGCGTCGAGGTTGGCTGGCCATGGTGGTCATGCTGGTTTGTACTACAAATCCCACTTGTTCTACATGTGCTTGCACTTGATCTGTGCAGGTGTACAAAAATATATGATCATGCGATGCGGCATTGATAGCCGCACTAACAAATGCTGTACCACCCGGCCGTAGCACACGATGCAGTTGTGTCAAGAACTGTACCGGATCCTCCACATGCTCTAGCACTTCAACACACACCAACCAATCAGTACTGGCATCCGGTGTTTGTTCTATGCTTTGCACTGTTGCCTGGTACCTAGTGGGGTTCAGTGCAGATGCAAACTCAACTGAAGCAGGACTGATGTCAATTGCATGTCCTTGTATGTTAGACCATGTTTGCAAGATCTTCCAAGAGTATGCGCCAGATCCGACCCCAACATCTAAAAACTCAGTAGCATCAGCCATCTGTTGCACAAATTGATCTTGGAAAAAGCAAAGCTGACGATACTGGTGCGGCCATAGCCAGTGTGATAACAACAGTCCGGGCAAGTACTCTGTCATCATGTGTTCTTTGTTTAGGTACACTGCGTCACTGACCTGTTGGTGAGTACGATTGCGATACTGTCCGGTGCGGTTGAATTCAATTTGGTACTTGATTAGTCTAGTACAAAAATTACGATAGGCAACTTGATAGGACACAGGAAAGCAATCAAATTCTTGTTTCCAAGAATCACCAAACAGCCGATATGCTTGATCTTGATGGGAGATCATTTAACAAAGTCCACCATTAGTATCACACGTTCGCTTGATGATTTATTAGCAGCCTGGTGTTTTTTCCTATCATCAAACAACATCATCTGCCCTTCTTCCCAATAGTAGCAGGTGTTTTTTACTTGTATAAATGCGTTGCCAGGGCAGATCAGTCCCAGATGCGATCTCCACACATTATCAGTGTAGCCTCTATGTGGATGAATCACACAGTCTGGTTCCATGATAGAAAATCCTGCTAGGTACAGGCCCGGAATGTCTTTGATTAGTTCTCGGGTGACAGGACAATTATCCCATCCTGCTTGTTTCTGGTATTGATGTACAAGAAAATACAAGCGCCAACGCTCGTTGTGCAGTTCTTTCATGTGCCAGAGTTCTGCTTGTTCTCTGTAGAGTAAAAACTCATCACGGATTGCTTGCCAGTTGTCTTGCAACGGCTTGAGGAACGGGTAAGCATCAATTGATTGAAACACAGGAAGTTGATCTCTCATACAAGTATATATGCTGAGGTATTGGTCCGGCGCACAGGAATCGAACCCGTATTCTAGAGGTAGAAGCTCTATGTATTATCCGTTATACGAACGCCAGTTGTTTGGTGGGCTGACTTGGAATTGAACCAAGACTCAATGAATTATGAGTTCACTGCTTTACCATTAAGCTATCAGCCCGTTGAACTATTGTATGTTAATTTATCTTTTGTGTCAATCTTCAACTGAATAGTAGTCTTTGTCCAACCAAGCATGCACGATATCTTCTTGTCTTAGATATCCGTAGCTGTTGACACTGGCTATACAGTTGTCGTTGATCAGGCCTTGGTCAGCCAGGTGCTGCCAATTGGTAGTTCGTGGATCTAAAAAGTTTTCTGAGTTTTTATAAACTGCGGCATAGATCCAAGGATTTTCTCTGCGCTTGTAGAAATAGGCATCACGACAATCAAACCCATTGATGGCCAACATGTACATTAGGTTGCCGTATGTGTAGTTGTAGTAGCATCCATTCATGGTGCGATGCACTAGTCTGTTGTGATGATAGTTTATCTGCTGTGGAATAGTTAAAATCATCATACCATTCACATTCATTTGCTGGTTCCACAATTTAAGTGTGCTCAATGGATTGATTGCGTACTGGAACGCATCGTGGCACCAAAGAACATCCACAGGCTTGGGCAACAATGCAGTTTCAAAATCGCCTTTGATCACTGTGACATTTTCCGGCAAGTCTACTACCAGTCGATTGGTATCTATATCCACAGCATAACAATCAAAATTATAGGGCTCAAATGGGTCTTCTTTGTTGGTTAGTGTAGCCCACCAATTGATATCCAAGCCACCACCACAGCCCAGGTCTGCCACAGTGGTAACAGATTCTAGAAAATCATCATAACCGTACAACAGATCTAGCACATAACTGGAATGTTCGTGACTGTGGTACGGGTTTCTAAACTGTTCCATGCTTCAAAATTTCCAAAATAAGTTTTGTTTTCAGGTGGTCAAGACGTGATTCAAGTTGGTGGCAAGCTTCTGCTATTTCTAACTCGCTGCCCCATGACCGTTGTGTGGCCAGATGAGTGGCCCAACGAGCCACTTCATCTTTTTCCATTTGTACTTCGGCTGCATTACCTTTGGGCTGTGCTCGTACACAAAGATTAAATTCTTCAATAAGATGATCAGCTTGTTCACGCCAGTCAATCATACTGACACATCCTCCATGCCTGCTGTTCTCAATCGCACCACATGACCCAGCATGAAGTTCTTGCTTTCAAGACCTTTCATCACACCCAGCCAGCGATTGCGCAACAGTGCAACTTCATTGATGATGGTTTCAAAGTCAATCACTTCGTCTTCGCCATCCACATACTTTTCAGCATCACGACTTGTGAGTGCTCGAGCATATCCTTCAAGATACTTCTGAAAGTGCTTGCGTCGGATTTTTCGTAGTTGTATGTTCAGATACTCAAGCACCGCTTCAATCTCTTGTAGTTGATTGAAACGATGCTCGGTTATGCCAGGTAGTCCACTTAGGTTCTTTTCAACTATTCCAGCAATACGTACATCACTGCGAGCGGATATGAGTTCAGCGTCATAGTATGTTATGAAGTCTGGTATCTTTCCAAGATCCGCAACAACACGATTGTACCACATCAGTCATCCTGATCGTAATTGTAATCTGTTTCTTCGTCTGCATCGTCTTCTTCGGGGTCCAGATACTCTTCGCTGGCACGTTTGAGATATGCATCCCCACCTGCCAACATTCTCAGGTCCTGGTCCTGTAGTCCACTGTCGCTCAGAATACTAAACATATGATCAGCCGCTGCCTGGCGATCTTTCTGTGGGATGTATTCTTTAAGAGTGGTATACGCATCTATCAATAGATCAATATCTAAGCTCATTCTGTTGTCTCCTCTACTGCCAATTGAGTTGTTGTGACCACATGGTGAGGATTGTCAATGAAGTCTTGCATCACTTTGTCCAAACACTCGTCATCGTTGCGTTCCCAACCCTTGCGGAACTTCTTGATCACTGTTCCATCAGCTAGTGTATATAGCAAACTATTGCCTTCCTTCTTAAGAAGATCCTTGCCCTCCAGCATGTCAGTCATGCCTGAGTATGGGCTCATACCTTGCTCATACGGAATCTTAACTTGCACTGACTCAAACGGCTTGGCATAGCGAGTTTTCATGATTTTACATGCGGCACGAATACCATTGACTTCGCTGACTTTGTTGCCATCTTCATCTTCTTTTAGTTTTAGCTTGCGCATGGCAACCACAATACTTGATGCATAGATAAAGCCTTGACCACCTGAGATCTTGTCATCTGGGTCAAACATGTCTTGACTTGCGTATGTGTGTGCAGTACATACCAGGCCTAGATTCAAGTTACCAAACATGTTCACACAGTTACGAACCAATGCAGCCAGTGCTTTGGGTTTACGACCCATGTCACCTTTCATGTCACCTGCTTCAAACTGGTTAACGTCTGTGGGTGTTAGCAACATACCCAATGAGTCAACCACAAACAGGACCTTGGGACGTTCTGCCTCCGGCATGGTTTTGTATTCCTTGACAAATTCGCTAATCATCTTGGCCACATCGTCAATCATTGCCATATTGAGTTTCAACAACTTGTCTTCGCTGGTGTCTACGTCCAGTGCATGTAGCCACTTTTCGTCCAGTGCGTTTTCGCTGTCAATCAAGATAACATAAATGCCTTGTTTTTGTGCATTGGTAATCAAGTTACCCGAACAAATAAATGATTTGCCTGCGCCTGATTCGCCGGCAAACACAGTGACCTTGCCCATTGGAATGCCTTTATCAAACGCACCCGAGATAAGATAGTTTAGTGTGTAGTTGCCTGTTGAGATCCATGTGTCTGGATCGTTAAAGCCGACGCTGATACCGTCGATGCTTTTTGTAATAGATTTTCTAAATTTAGATAGGTCAAAAGGTTTTGCCATGATGTTCTCCGAGTTTGTTTATGTTAACATGTTATGTATCGCAAATCAACCTTGTAGTAAAACATATGGATCATTTTCCAAATTGCGATACACCACTTGTCTTAGGTCTGCTAGTTGTTCTGTGTAGTTGGAAAAATTGCCCAGTGGAATTGCGCCAGGCAAAGGTTGAAGTTGGTTCTTGTTGCACCATTCAATATATGTTGGGGATGGTAAGACACAATGTGGCTTGACCAACTGCATTGCAATATTGAATTGTATGTGACTGAAATTATCAATTTCACTTAGGTCACCGTCATAGTGCCATGCATCAAATGTAGTACGGCCAATGTTAGCATACTCAATCCGTAAATGACACTGATCGTAGCTGAAACACTCTGTATAGTCCAAACTGTTTATTGCCAACGGCAAAGTATTTGCCAGGTTGTCAAACTCCAGTAAACTATGATCGTAAAATTCAATTTCGTGTGTGTTACGATTGATTCTATCAAAGTCAACACCTAACTGGTTCATTATTTGCTTTAGATTAGGATGTTGGCGACTTAATCGTTGCCAGTGACAATGTATCTGCTCCATGTAACGTTGATCTAGTATTCGATCAGCTGAAATTTCAAATGGCTCAAGGTGGAATGCAGGCAGTTTGGCATTGATTGCGTGTAGCGTGTCTAGTACTTCTTTACCAAGTTGTATTGGCATTGGGTACTGTTCGCGCACACAAAATCTATTGGCTTTTTGCTCCTGTAAGGACTCTAACCATTTGTCCGTCAGCGGATTGTGAAAAAAGCCCAGGGACAAAAAGTCCCCAGACTTTTCAAAAACCAGTTTCATTAGCTATTTTTTTGACGGCTACGAATCATTGCCAAGATGTCTTCAGCACGTTGGCTAGAAGGTTTGGCTTCAACTGGCGCAGTTGCGGCAGGTACTTCTGCTTCATCAACTTCAAACGGAGGAGTATCTTCGATTGGCACAGATGCAACAGGTGCTGGCTTGGCCGCTACAGGTGCAGGGCGAGCGGCTGGTTCATCACCAGTGCTACCTTCACCACCACGGAAGCCTGCCGGCTTGAAGTACTGGCTCCAACGATCTGGATCATATGCTTGACCATCTACACTTGCTTCAAACATTTCCTTGATCACTTTCAACTCTACATCAGAGGGCTTCTTAGGCAAGAAGTCTGCAAGATTGAACAAACCAAACTGTTCAATTGCTCCTGCTTCTGCGGCTGTGAGCGCAGTTTCCTTGCGGCTCCAGCTTGAAGTGCTGTAGTCAGCGTAGCCACCTTTAGAAGTCTTCTTAACAGTAAAGTCAAGACCGGCTGCGTAGTCAGTTGGCATATTTTCCATTTCAGGATCCATCAATGCATTCTTAACAATGTTAAAAATCTGAGGACTGATGATGAAACGACGGATTGGGTTTTCTGGTGTCTTGTCATCTGCAATTGGGTTCTCGTGTACAAAACCCTGGAACAGGTAACTTTTCTTTTTCCAGTACTTGCGACCCATTTCTTCCAGGCTCTTGTCTTTGAACCATGTGCGAACTTCTGCCAGCACAGGGCAAGCATCGCCGTACATTTCAACACAAGGTACTTGTACAATAACAGGCTTGCTGTCTGCTTGGCCTTTGATGCCAGCAAATGGCAAACGAATCATTAATCGTTCAACCCAGAAGAAAGAATTTTTGGAGTTGCCGTCTGGAAGAAAACGGACTTTTGCTGTGGTACCTTCTGCGATGTTCCAATGCGGATAAATTGCATTGTCGCCTCCGGTTTGATTGCCGCCTGTGCGGTTGTCTTGCGCTTGTAGTTTTGCGCGAATTTCTGCGAGAGATGTAGCCATGATAGTTTCCTTTATAAGTTAAGATGGTCTTTATGTGCCTAGATACACACTAGCACCCTGCTAGTATATAACAGTAGTATTTATGATGTCAATAAAAAAGGCACAAATTTTGTGCCTTTGGAGTAATGATTCGAACGCTTATCGTAAGCCGGCAATTCGAAGCATACGAGTGAGTTCTTCACTTTCTGCCATTGGAGGAGTGGCAGGTGGTGGCTGTGTGTCTGCAGGATTTGGTGCAGGCTCAACTGGTGCTTCTGGAGCGGCGTCAGGTGCGCTGGCAGTGTCTTCAGCACCAACCACTTTGTCATACAGTCCAGGCATTTCTTTTTTAATAAACTGTTTTACTGCTTCATTGGCATCTGTTTCTGGACCACTGATTTCAGCCAGTTCGTGTAAGTTATCAAACAGTGTGTCATCGCCTATTAGGTCATACAATGCGTTGGTAGCATTAGTAGCGTCAACTCCAACCTTGAGTGGTTGGGCCAACAAGTCTTTCAACTGTTGTAGTTTTTCAGGTGTGTCCGGAAGTGCCCAGGTACCTTCGCTCAACATGTCAATGTCTTCAAGAGTGATTTCATAATCCGTTTCTTCAATACGATCACGCAAGGAAGATTTCAAGTTTGCATTTTCACGAATACCACGTAGGTCACGTAGGTAAGTTGTGGCCAATTGCACTGCAAGAGCACGTTCTTCTTGCACTGCTTCAGGTTGTGTTTCGTTCAAGGAACCAAACTGTCCTGCCCAACGTTCAGCAAACTGGCGCACTTCTGGCATGTCTACTGCACGTGCGGCAATGTCTTCTAGCACACGTGTGACCAATGCTGTGTTGTCCACATAGCGTAGACTTTCCATGTACTGGTCTTGTGCATCGTTTTCTGCCATGACCAAGGCCATTTGTTTTGTGATCACATGTTTGACTGTTTCCAGTTGTAGCTGGCGGCTTTCTTGTTGACGCTTGTATGCCTTGTGTACATAGTTCAAGCTGTCCATTAGTCTGTCATCAAATACCTTGCGACTAAAACGTTCTTTGAGTGCAGTGACATCTGCATCGTCTTCTTCGTCTTCTTCATGTTGGAATGTTTCCATGAAGCGAGAATAACCACGACGGCCTTTTAGTGCTGATAGATGTTCGTGTAGGTCGCGATATCGAGATGTTGCGGCTTCTACCATGCTACCTGTTTCAACATCTTCAAATGTTCTGTGTTTCATTGTGCGGGCAAAACGCCCTAGCTCGCCCATTTCGTTTACCACGTTGACAATGTAACTGCCAACATCATCATACAAGTTGCCGCCTTCGCTCACGTGA